CATCCGGGAGCCGAATATCATATTGATTCAAATACGCCAGTGCGGCGCGGATACTGTTTTTGAGTTCCGTATTCATAATCTCTCCAATGCCAGGCGGATGCCCTCCAACACCGCAACCGCATCGCGCGGCGTCGTGTCGAACGCATCAAAAACATCATCCAATTCATCATCCCGACATGACTGCAATCTCTCACTGACTTTCATTTTTACCGCAGGCGACAAAGACGGATGCTCGAATGTCAACGCTCGTTTTGCGCCAACTCTCTGCGCGTACCGTTTCCACGTGGCAAGCGCACGTTTTTCGGCGTCACTCATCCCATCTGACTGATTGCGTGTGTCATTTGTGGCTGCCATTGGCGGGGTAATCGGAGCCTCTTGCTTGACTCCAGAAGCCGCCGTGATTTGAGATGGCAATAGATTATCCCGCTCATCTCCAAGCGGCTGCTCTCCATAATATTTTTCGCGCACTTCCGCGAGCGTATGCACCTGCTGATACATCTCCTGCTCGCGCAGTTGCAGCGCGCGGTCGTAGATGCGGACGTCCTCAAATTTTCCGATTAGCGGTCTGCCAGGATACGCAGGCAAAATGCTATTCGTGATTTTTTCCGCCATCATACAATGTATAGGATACACAGCCAACTCGTTGAACGCTGCGCGATTGGAATTTGCATTGCTATACGTAGACTCTGACGATAACCACGCATACAATCCAGGCGCAAGCGTCCCCATAATTTCCTCTTTGTTCGCACGTCTGCCCGATAAAAACTCCATGTCTTTTTGGCTGACGCTATTTTGCAGCCAGTTGACGCCGCCGGCGCCAACACCGCGCAGCATCAGCATCTCGCGTTTTCGAGCCGCCTCGCGTGTATCCGCCTTAATTTTTTCCCACGTCGGGTCGGCTATCATTTGCTCGAACGTCAGAATGCTGGCGAGCCGCGCGTTATTATCACGAAACAAACGCGTGTTCCAATCGCTCATGCTCAAATCACCCTGCGCAACCGTTGCGATTGACTCAAGTTTTGATAATCCGACAAATCGAGACGGACGCGGATTGAAATTGCGAAAATGCACAATCTCATGCACTGGCAAAAATAGTTTGACGCTATTGCCTGGCTCATAATAATATCCGCGCAGATACATATTATTATCTGGAATTGGCGTGATTTGCGACGGCGGAATAACCCACAACTCGTCAGGCGGCGAGTTTTCGTCTTTTCGGTTGAGCCACCAATACGAATTACCGTTGAGTATCCAATACGCAACCGTCGCGTACAAAAATTCAAATCGCGAATCAAGCGGGTTCGGATGCCGCAGTAACAACTCAAACGGATGATTTGGAATATCAACTGGCTCTTTGTCTTGCACAACTCGCTTGACCTCAAAATCCGTCAACGCGCACGCCGTCGCAACAGCATCAACAGATTGCAAAACCCACGAGACCAGCCGATAGGTGTCAGCCTGGTTGGCATACACCGACGGGTCGGGGATGTCATATTTTGCCGCCTCCGCCTCCGCCAGTTGCCAGCGCTCGAATGGCAACTGCGCTTTTAACGCCTCAAGTTCCCTGAGCAGTTTTTCATGCTCGCGCTTCGTTACAAATCCGAAAATCGCCATGATGAAGCCTCCTAAATCCAATCTACGATACGCTCGGCGTCAATTGTCAGCATGTCCATCTCATACGCATACCGCAACGCATCAATTGCATGATTGTTTGCATCCACTGGCTCACGCATTGCGTTGCCGTATTTGTCTTTTTTCCAGTGGTACAACTGTAATTCGTTGCGGAAATTGATACATCGTGCGTCAATCACAATCTCCTGCTGACGCAGCCAGTCAATACCAAAATTGACGCTGTCTTTGCCTTTTTTGGCAGCGACAGCATTGACGCCAAACCGTTGCAACTCTGCGATAGATTTCGGCTCCGCGCTATCACATGTTACGCTCTCATCTCCGATGAGAGACTTGATTTCCTGCGCCAACACGTCATTAGTCGCGCCAGTCAAATACAACTCATCCAGCACGTAGATGATTTTGTGCGCTGCATCGTAATGTGTATGCACCAATGCGGCGGGATGAGAGCCAAATCCAAAATCCAGACCATTGCGATGTTTGTCGAACGCATCACGCATTCCCGACAAATCCTCAACGCGCCAGTTTCTGAAAATCACATCGCCCAGCACACCCCATTTGCCAAGTGTGTACACATCGCGGTAATACTCATCGCGCTCATTCTGGAGGTCGTGAATGTCCTGCGCGGTCAAAAATTGATTGTCGAGGTAGGTCGTTTTGAGGATGAACAAATCATCGCCGTTATAAATAGTTTGTTCATCTGTCCACGCAATCGGTTTGAAATACTCCTCGTAAATCCAATGCAGTTGCAATATCGGATTGAACGATAGTGTCAACCGTTTTGGAGTATGCTCATCGCCGCCGCGCTGACGTTTTAGCAACTGCTTCAAATCGTTGCGGCTCGCCTCTGTTGCCTCCTCCAGCCAGACATCTGTGATTGCTCCAGTTTGCGGCGTGATAGATTTCAGTTTCTCCACATCGTCCAATCCGCTAAAGAGTATCTGATAACCGTTCGATGTGCATGTAATGGTCATGTCGGTCTCGTTGATGTGAAACAATTTGTTTGCGCCAAGTCCGTCGATGACACGTTTGATTTCGGTAAATACACTGCGCTTGATTGTTTTGGCAACGGCGCGGACAATCAGATAATTGCGCCCGCCTCGCAGTACATCCAAAACGGCACGCTGCGACAAAAAAACCGATTTACCACTGGATGAGCCGCCGAAAAATATCTGCGTGCGATGCGGTAATTCCAGATACGGCAGATAAACGTCATTTATCGTCATCGTCCTTTCCACTCTCACTCGCCTTCACAATTTTTATAACCAGAGCGTTCTCGCCGCCATTGAGTTCGACTTTTTCAGTGACTTTGCCAGCAATGCGCTCGGCAATTTGCTCTGGATGTTTTTTTATCCACTGCCGAACCATCAACCGCAGCGCGTCAATCGTGTCCGATGTATCCAACGGCTTCATCGTTGCGGTGTCAAACTCACGGCTCAACTCCTCCCAAATGACGGTGAGCAAAATGCGCTCACCCTCGCGCTGCTCTGGAGACTTTTTGCCGCGCCCGCCAAGCCATCGGCGCGGGTCGTAGCCCCTTTTGAACGGCTTCAGATTTGCGTTTCTCACAGATTTTGCTGTGATTTTGGACTCATCGGTCATTCGAGCCTCGCAATACTCAAATTTGGGAATGCGGTTGCCATGCGCTCCAGGATGACGGCGCAGTAGGCGGGGCTAATCTCAACCGCGCGGCATTTGCGTCCCAGGTTCTGGCAAGCGACCATTGTTGTACCAGTGCCGGCAAATGGTTCGTAAATTATATTATTTTCTACCGAAAACTCCTTTATTCCCCGCTCCGCAAACTCAAGCGGGAACGCTGCGTGGTGTTCTTTAGTCTGGTTTTGTCTTTTAGTCTCCCAATAATTCCAACGGGAATTTCCGTATAATTGGGACGTCAAGTATTTCTCTCCTCGCGCCATGATAAAAACAAACTCACACTGCCTCGAATAAATACCGACTTGTGGAATATTTATGCTTCCTCCCTTATTCCACGCGATTGTCTCGAAAACGGAAAACGGATTTTTATCCGAAAAAATAATCTTCCCGTATGTATTTCTGCTATTTGCGTTATACGAGACATTCCAGACAACTGAATGAATATCATTTACGTTCTCTGCACACCTATCAAGCGCAGAGAAAATAAAAGCCATATAATCATCCTCGCTCATATTATCCTCACTGTGAGGATAAAGATTTTCTACTCGTTTGCCATGCGAGAACAAATCTCCTTTGGTATTGCCTTGATTGTATGGAGGCGAAGTAAGGACGCAATCTATTTTATCCCCTCCCATCACCCGCTCAACCACCGCCGCGTCCGTGCAATCGCCGCAAATCAGCCGATGCTCGCCAATTTGCCACAACTGCCCCGTCTCCACGCCCCATTTTTCGCGCAGTTCCTCCGCGCGGTCAATCTGCGGCTCGGCGTCACGAGTCTCTGGGTCGCCATCCACAAACTCACTCCACTCCAAATCGTCAAACATCTCGCGGAGTTGCTTGTCCTCCTCTGCCCACTGCATCAACAAATCGCCGTCAGGGTCGTAATCCACGTGCGCAATTTGATTGGCAGCCACAGACAGCCGCCGCGCGCGCGGGTCATCGGCGTTCGGAATATCTTTTCGCACTACAATCACCGGGCGCGTACCATCGCTCTCTACAATAATCGGCTCCACGTCGGCAAATTTCTCGGCGGCAACCTCCAGACGCGCAGAACCGCTGATAATCTCTCCATCCGCCGCAGCCGTCTGCGCATCAATCCAGCCGTCACGCTGTAATGAGCGTTCGAGCAGCCGTAATCCGCGCTGGGTGTGTTTATTAGCATTTTTGCGTTGCGGAATAAATTTCCTGTTCACGGATACAGCCTCATACATTGATTCGCAAATCCACTATCATTACAAGTACCGTATGCTGGCAAATACACTCTGTTATAGTTACCGGTTAGCGTAATGAGCATTGACGTCTCGCTCATAAATACATGATTATTATGCCCGCTAATCATTAATTGTCCAGCATTGGATGAATAATAATTGCTTATCACACTATGCCCGCGACCCGAAATTTCGACTGCAATACTGTTTTGCTCGAAATAAAATCCCGTCAGTGTCGAGCCAAAACCACCCAAACGCACTCCAGTACCACATGACTGGACGCTCCCGCCAGCATAAACATTGCCATTGCCCGTTAAATCCATGCCCGTTATGCAGGACATGATATTAACACCCGTCACTGTTATGGCATTGCTATTCGTGTTTTGCAAACCAATGTCAACGCCTGCAATACTCACATCGTCAATACTCATGTAATAAACACGTTTCAAGCGAATACCAATATCGTAATTTCCAAGCGACACATCTTCAATCGCGCCTTCGGGGAACATATCTACGCCATTACCGTAATCAATTCCAACTCCGCCACCATGTCCAATAAAAGAAACATCCCGTATATAGAGACGCGCACCCTTGTTTACAGTTATCGTTCCACGCAAAACCGTACCGTAATAATAGCCGCCATTTATCAGATAATCCCACTGCGAACTGCCTTTTTGCGGAGACTGTCCAAGATGTGCGTGACCGCACCCCTGAATGGTAATAACCTTCTGCCATAAATTTTGAGGATTGATTGTCACATCTCCAATCTCATACACTCCACACGGTATCGAAACCGTGCCTCCATTTGGAGCAGCGATAATTTCCGCTTGCAAATCAAACGGCGTCACCTGCGCAGATGTTATACAAGCAAACAGAACAAGCACCATAATGATGATTATGTTTTTCATATCATATTCCGATTTGCGCTCTGAAATAATTGATGCACTTGATTAATTCCGTGTCACTAATTACCACATTAGCAACCGCAAATGAGTACAAATGATAGCGGGCGGGACGCAAATTAAACAATGCTGTCAGATTAGTGGTAGCACCACTGACAATCGCGCTACTCCACGATACACTATTGACGGCATCATACAAATTCCCGCCGTCGTGTTTTGCGACATAAACAAACGGCGTACCCAGAGCAATTGGCGCACCCGTTGACTCATCATAAGTGCCATCATAATTCCGAAACCGTAATAGTGGACCCGTACGCGTCCGCACATCCCAATAAGTTGAGCCATCCCGAACAATCGCAGCGGAATCTGTAATAGAGCCATATGTGTTCCCCACCAACAACAAAGTTTTTGCGTTGTTACTAAAAAAATTACTCGTTGCCAGGCTAACCATATTATCGTCAACCACATCAAACAACAAATATGATTTTTCGCCCGCGCCGCCCGTCTTGTATAGGGGTCTTTGCGCAAAAGTGGCTTGCTCGAAATATGAATTTGTAATCACCCCCAATTTGTCAGTCATCCTGTAAACCGATTGTCCGTCACTGCTAACAGGTGTTATGCCGGCGTCAACAAACAGCGTGGACGCATCCATCGCGTCCCACCACGCCCGCCACCCCTGCGCAATAGTTGGCGCCGCAGAAGCAGAACCTTTGCGCTGCCAAATCAATTTTTTGCCTCTCATTGATTACTCCTGTACATTTTCAGCGGGTCTGGCAGCGCGAACGCATCCCACCGCTGAAACCACGCCAGCGGATACTCCGTGCGCGCGCGAATGATGTACGGTATCGGCACAACGCCGCCGTTGCCTTGCGGGAAGTGCGCGCCGCCTTTGCCGGTCCATGACGTGGCGAAAAAATACCAGCGGCGGCGGATGAGTTCGTCAACCGAAACAGGCGCCGCCGCATCCATTGCATGGATACCCGGATACATAACCAGTTTATCGCCCTCGACAATCCCATCATATAGCGAGCCGCTGCAAATAATGGCTTTCATGAGTTTCGGCAGCGGCGCGCCCAAATCCAGCCGATTGACATAATCAGCACGCGCATTGTTTGGGTCGTCGAACCCATTGAAGTTCGTGAACGCGCGGTCATAACGGTAAACGCTGCGCCACTGCATGGATGTAATCGTCGGGTTGAGGCGTTGCATGAGTTGCCACGATAGCAATTGTAGCGTCTCGGTAAACGGTATCGGCTGTGCGTCGAATGACGGAGCGACAGCCGGCATATTGAGCGGATTGTCATTACCGCCCTCGCCCGTATAGAGCAACCGCCAACCCGTGTAACGTGTCGGTGTTGGCGGCGGAGCGGGCTCGAATGACAGATTGAGGGTTATTTGCGTGTCCATGTTCCGACAACCGTGCCATCTGATTTGAGTGTGGCGGTCACTACAATATCCCCCGCCTCTGGAGCATCAACCAAATCGAGATACGCCGCGCTGCACCATCCGTCGATGGTCTGCGTTGCGCCGTTGGCGCGTACAATTTTCGACAAATGCATCCAGTTTGTCGCGGCGTCCAGCACACCGTACACGGTATCGCCAGTGTAGATGCCGTCAATTTGCGGATAAGCGGTTGATGGTCCGGAGCGAACCTTAAGAGACGTTGTAGTGGATTTAAGAGTTCCTTTTAGCATGTTTCCTCCAGTTGTTGGCGGAACGGTGACGATACCGTAGCGCGCCTCGAATTCTGATTTCGTTCCGTTGTGGCGATTGGCGTCAATTTCTTTTGTCGGCTGCCCCCAGTCCACTGTTGGCGTACCATACTGCCAATGCGTCCACGTTGTCCAGGGTTGAGGGACTTTGACGTTGACGGCACTGGAGTACCACGCCAGCCACAACGGACGCGGCGCAAAAAATGGATAATACGCCGTATCGTTGGCAGTGTTCGCAAGCCAAAAATAATATCCAGTGTAAATCCCAATCGACTTACATTGGATTTTATTTTCGATGAGTTCGATTAATTGTTTGACGTATTTCAAGCCAATAAATGGGCCGCCGTACATGCGTTCAAAATCAACGAACAATTCCATCGCAAATTTTTTCCCCGCCATTGCTGAAAGAATAACATCCGCCTGCGCCTGCGGCGAGACGCGGTCGTCGTAAAACCAGTAGCCGCCGACGATAATTTTACGGCGGACGCATTCGGAATAGTTGTATTCAAACTCCGAGTCTTTCCACACGTTTTGCCCGACGCGCAGAATTGCCGCACGATGCGGATAGCGCGACCAGTCCATGCCCGCCTGCCAAAACGATACATCGGCGAACGTTTCCGCGTCATCTGGCACGATGATAGATTGACCAATCAGCCGCGCCAGAAACGACGGACGCTCACGCAGCAAAAATTGCCCAGAAAAATTTTCAATCATGCCGACATTATACTCCGATTACATGCGCTTCAAAAGATTAAACGGCGAATCTGGAGACAAAACGAACGGATAGCCGCCGCGTATGATAGTTGCACCCAGCATGTGCGCATCGCGTTTGGCATCACGCTGCATGACGTATGCCAGCCGGGTCTCATCCACACAATGCCCGGTCTGGATTGCCCAGTATTTACCCGATGGGTCTCGGTTGACGCTCCAGCGGTGGGAGTGTCCCATGACAATGTGTTGATGATATTGCACCGCCAAATCCATCGCCGCCGTGCGCCCGCGTGTATGCGGATGCGTGACGCGGTATGTCCCGTTTTCAGTTTCTATGAAACTATAATAGTACGGCGCAATTTGCCAGCGGTTATCGTCATCGCGTCCGATTTGGTGGAGCAACTCGCGGGCATCCAGTGTGCGGTCAATTGCCCGCAGATAGCGGTCATCGTGATTGCCTAACGCCACGATGATTTTCTCAAACGAGCCGAACGAACGAAACACGCTGCGCGCCGCAGACAACTCGCGCGACAGCGGACTCTCGTTGTACATCTCCAGCAGTTTTGCGCGCAAATCGTTATCGTTGCGCTCCTCGACCAACTGCATGATTTTATCAAGCATCTGCTCCTCCGCTCCGGTCCATGCCGCGCCCCACATCGAGAGAGAGTCGTAATGGATGAGGTCGCCAGCCAGATGGAGCGTCTTGACACCCCACGCAAAAGCCAAATCCAGCACGCGATTGACAAAATCGGCGTGCTGGAACGGAGCCTCGAGGTCGGATAATATCAGCGCATCACCCTGTGTGGTGATTGCGCCATTATATATCTGGTATTGCGATTGTGGGACTGTTGATTTATCGAGCCGCGAGAGACGGACACTGATGCTGTCATACGAGCGGTTGAGAGCCTCTGCGATGTCGAAATTGCTCATCCCCCGTTTTTTCATTTCGACTAATCGCTGCTCCTCCGATTTCGTCCACGCTCTGCGCATATTATCAAAAATGTGACAAAATAATTTCGGCTACTCTTACGATTACATATCCCCCAATGACGACTATCAACCACCGTACCGCCCCACGCGCCTCACTGATTGCGCGCTCGATGTTCCGAACGCGCTCATCTAATCCAGGCTCACCGTTGCCAAACAAATACAGATAACTTTTATCGGCTCTCGATTTTACCTCGCTGATTGCCCGCTGCATGTCGGCAACGTCACGCCTGGCATCGTTCACCTCGCGCGTAATTGGCTCTAACGCCTGCTTCAACTCAATTATGGTTACGGGGTTATCCGGCATAGCGGTTTTTTACCATGTTTCCGTGACGTGTCAAGCCGCCAAAAAGTTACAATTTGCCATTAAAGTTTATGCCCCGCCTGTCTCACGACGACGGGGCATAAACAAGGAGAGGAATGGAATGGAGGAGGAACTATTTGAACCGCTGCGGGAACAGGGCGCGCACGCCCTCGAAGCCCAAAAGCGCGAGCAGATATGACACAATGGCAGCGACGATACTGTTGAACACCGTGTCGTCAAGTTGCACTCCGATTGCGTTAAGCGCGGCACGCAGCGCAAACGCAACGACAACGAACAGGACTGATTTGATGAATTCTGGTAACATTTTAACTCCTTTCGTAGTTATTGTATCCGTTTTTGGAAATGCGTCAAGACAAAAGCCCGCCAGGAAAGGATACTGGCGGGCTGTGAATGTAAACAGAATTTGCAATTTGTTAGGCTTTGTCTTTCGACTTTGGACGCCCGCCAAGTTTCCCGTTTTCGGCTGATGTTATCGCCTTGCGCGGGCTTTTGATTCTGCCAAGCGCTGCGGCGGCGTTGGATACTTGCAAAGCCTGCTCTACTTCATGCTTCGGCAAATTGCGGATGCCGCCCGCATTGCCTTGCACGTACTCACCACTGGCAAGGCGGATGAGTGCGCCTGTGC